GCGGTACTAGCGGCCCAGGCAGCAACAGCCATTACGGTTCAAATACTTGACGAAATGTTGTTTGGATTGTGGCGCGGTTCAAATAAGGAATCGACTTGCTCCACTGCTCACAGACGAATTTAGAGCTACTGCCTTCACCGGGTGGTGTGAAATCGAAGCTTGCGTTATCAGCAGCCCGTGCATCCAGAAACGTTTCGATAGTGTCGGAATCAGTCTCAGACACTTCAAACGTAAGGTTGAACACCTTGGGGTTTTGATTCAGTCCGTACGTCAATCTGGTTTCGTAGCCATCCCCGAATTGAACTCTTCGCACCACAGGGGCGCTGCTTTTCTGCACGCCATAGGTCGGTGTAATTGCAGGGAAATCAGCCATTAGCGGGTCAACAATCCTCCAGGTCGTTTTTGCTTGATTAGTTCTTGTTGTACTGCAATGCCAATCGCCTTGCCAAGTTGCGCGGCTTGATTGCCATCACCCTCAACAGAAGAGCCAGAAGCATCAACGTTCACAGTCACACTAGCGCCACCGCCCATTGCATTATTTGGAACGATATTACCCTGCGCTCCAGGGACAAACATCTCTGGGCCACGCTCACCAACCAGATAAGATTGATTTCTTGAGACTGGTCCGCCAAGCGCTTTGGCCGCCATAAGCGTTGGCGGTGCAAACCGTTTTGGATCGGCAAAACGTGGGCCTGGACCTAAGTCAGTCTTAAAATGGGATAATGACCCACGTTTGCTGGCTGGAGCACCCCCACCAAAAAGAGACGGGGAGAAACTCATAAACAACTTCACCGCTTGCATCCTGATCTGAGCTGCAATCATTTGTGCAGCCATGTCCAAGAAGTGATCTGCTGTGCGTTGGAACAGATTGGCCAGTGCTTGCTGGGCAGTCATGCTTCCTGAAACAATGCCTTTAAACGACTCGCTGAAGGAGTTGCCCAAGCTGTCCGCCAAGCTAATTAGCTGGTTAACAGGGTCCATCAGTGTATTTATCTGTCCTTGAATTGCGTCTATAGCGGCTCGAATCCGGTCTTCATCTGTCTTGATGGCATCTTTAGCTGCGCCCTTAGCTTGCTCGCCCGCGCTTTGAATCTCGTTACGACGCCTTAATGCTTCATTTAATCTTTCCTGGAGCTTTGCTTCGAGTTCCGTTCCTGCTGCTTTATCAACTTGAAGCTGCAAAGACTCAATTCGTAAGTGAATCTCTTCAAGCTGTTTTTCCAACAAACGGTCAATTTCTTTAATTTGTTTATTAATTTCAACAGTTTGTTGGGCCACTGCTGGCACAACGCCTGCACGAATAAGTTCGCTGTATTCACGCTCGAAAGCGGCCTTATCTTTTATAGATTTAAGCTGATCTTGCAACGGTTTAGCTAAATTTTCTGTCTGCTTTAAAGTTTTATCTGCTAAAGCAAGTGATTCACGGCTGAATTTTAAGTTAGCCGCTTCTATAGAACCAGCTTCGATAGCTCTACTTAATATCTTATCCTCCTCGTCAACAAGCTTTTTACGTTCTGCGTCACCTGTAGCCTTGGCTTTAGTTATTGCTTTTTCTTGGCGAAGAATAATTCGAGAAAGTTCCGACTGTTTCCCTTGAAGCTCCAGCAAGTCTTCTTCACTGTTTATTTGACCAAGGACAATATCTAAACGTTTTTGTAATCCAATAGTCGGGTCGGATACAGACCCTCCTGTCTTCCCTGTATCTTTTAGTTGAGCCAACTGTTTCAATAAATCTGCTCTAGATTCTGTTATCCCCGCTGCTTCTTCTTGGCTTACAGGAGTCCTTAGCCCCGTTACGGCCACGGATGTCCTTCTGGACCGTCTTAGTTGGGTAGGGTTTAATTCCTCTTTCGTAAGTTTTACTGTTTTTTCTTTTAATTTATTCAGTCTGGTTGTAGCCAGTATTCGTTGGTCGTCAAAATTCTTGCCTTTTGCGTCATTTAACAGTTGAGTCGCCTGTATGTCGCCAAACTCATTAGCAATATCAAGAACAACAGCTGCGAATGATGCTTCATCGCTAATACCAGCAAATAAATCAAATCTTTGCTTACTGCCAAACAGCTTAGCTGCGCCCGAAACCAAGTTTTTATCCCCGAGAAAGGCAAAAGCTCCCGCCAGCTCAAGAGCTTCTTCTTTTGTGATTTTTAAAGATTTTGCTAAATCATCAATATCGCTTGCAAGAATCTTGCTATTACTTCCGGCCTGAGCAAAACTTACATTTAAGTCTTTTAATGCCTCATTAAATTTAAGCTGTTTCTCAATAGCTTCTCCAAGAGCTGTACCAATAATGCCTAATGCAAACCCGAACGTTCCTCCTAACGCGCCACCAATTCCTCCGCCTATTCCACCAATAGCGGATGCTGTCATCGATTGACCCATCAAAAGAGGAAAGCCTCCACTTAAGAGAGCACCACCAGCTGCTCCTTTTAGGCGGCGATTACGACGTTCTCTATTACGTCTGTTAAATGCTGCTCTTTGGGCCGCAGCCTCTGGCGAATCAAGATCAGTAGCTGGCCCCATGCGACCAGAGGTTCCTGCCATTTGGTTATTTACTTCAGCGATTCGAGCGGCAAGTTCTTTATATGTGTCAGAAGCTCGATCAACTTTTAAAATTACTTTTTCAAGAACTCCACTGTAATTTGTAAGAGCATCAGTTGTATTTGCAGGCTGAAAAGCCAGCAAATCCTTCATTCCGGTAAACGCTCCGAAGCGCGGGCCGCCTTTAAACCCCTGTGTAAGCAACCCGAGCGCACGCGCAGTTTCTTTTGCCTCTAAATTAAAACTTTTAAGGCTCTTAACTGTAGCCGTAAAGTCAGCCTTTGTTATAGCTTCGGTAAAAATTCGGGCATCTGCGCCACCTTTGCTAAAAGCCGTTCGAGCGTCTTTAAGCTGCGTTACGTAATTTCTAAGTGACCCGGCACTGCCATTTACCGCATTGCCAGAAAGAGTAAACGCTTTCGCTAAATCCTTTGTTTGCTGCTTTAACTGGCTTGCTTGGTCTTTTGCTCTTCTTCTAAGTTGAGCCGCTTGTTTATCTTCAACTAACCCTTGCTTTTTTAAGTCACTAAGATCTTGCTCAATCTTACGAAGCTCTTTTAGCTCTCGCGTCAGAGTATTGAGCTGACCGCTTTGTACGTTTACGCCAATATTGATGCCATAATCGGCCATGGCTAAACGCACGTCTACTGCTCAACCCACTCTACCGTGCTCACCTCATCTTGGCACTTTGAACCGCTTTGGCTTGATCTCGGGCTTTTTCCTCCTCTTCGCTCTTAATCGAAAAGTAAGCAGCCCAGCTAACCAACTCCTCTTGCGTAAGGCTTTTAGTTAGCTGAGCTACTGTCATTCCAAGTTTTTCAGCAAGAAAAAATATGAAAAACCAGTCGTTACTAGCTTTTCAAACTAGCTTTCGCTTCCTCCACCTTGTTTTCTGCTCCTGAAGAAAGCATCGCCAGCTGGATGTCTTGGAGGACTGCAGCCTCGACTGAATTTTTTAAAACAGCTTTTTCGCCATCCTGAAAAAGACGATTGCCATCAGCGTCTAAAGCTTTACGGATCATCATCCCCAGGGCAAAATCAACCCCGTCATCTGTTTCTGTATTTTTTTGAATTGCTTCACGCTCGGAAATAGTAAGTGGATGCCAATACACCTCAAGAACCACTTCGCCGTCTTGCTCTACTGCATGTTTGTATAGCTGGCTTACGCCAAACTTATTACGAAGAAGCTCTGCAGCTCGCATGGAAGATTTACGTGTTCTCAATACAATACTACGCCGTAGCAGTAAATTGGCAAGAAATTACCCCAACAAAGTGCGATCTGTCCTCAATATCAAGCGGAGTAGGCCCAACAATGTCCAACACTCTGGGCTTAGTGCTAAACGTGTCTACATAGCCACTAGCGTTTACTGAAGTCAAGCCGTCAATAACAGATTCGCTTATTGCTGCCAAGACTGACGTTCCAGCAGACTTTGGCACGTAGACGTTGCACTGGATCGTTCCGGCGTAGTAATCCTGCGCTGCTCCTTGATTTTGGAGTGTTGCTTGGCCGAAACTGACGGACATAAGAATGTATTTCTTCGTCTTACCGGGAGTTGTAAATGCAACGTTGTCGTACTTCATCAGAACCGTAGCGTCAGCCGCTGCTACGGCTTCAGTAACAGCTTTTTCAAAGGCAGCGCGAGCATTTGCAAGAGTCATTGCGCCACCTCGTTGTAGTCAATATAGGTCTTGCC